TTCCAGCAGTGGCAATGCCCATTCAGGCGTTTGGAGTTGGAGAGTAGTCAAGATTTAACCACTATGCGCTCGATGCGCTGCACAAGGGGGTTTGCCGGGTCTCCAGATACTTCCAGCTTTTCACCGTATTTCCTCGGGGCCAGCTTGGACAGCAGCCATTTGCGCGTATCAACCTGCAATTTATGCTTCTGGATGGCTTGCCAATCCTTCCTGCCGTCACCAGTCTCGGGGACTTCCTTGTCGCTCAGATCAAGCACTTCTTGAGCCATGCGTTCGAGTAAATCTTCTCGCGCGCGCGCATAACTGTCGGAAAGTTCAGCATCTTCTCCAACCCATCCGATGAAAGTGCTGTGACTTACTCCAGCCGCTTCGCATGACTTAAACGTGCTTTTGCCGCCTCTCATGCCTTCCAGCACTTTGACGCAAATCTCTTGTTTGTTGTCGCTGTATTTGGATTTACGCATTGATTCTCCATTGGACAAGCCAAGCGGGTGATATCCCCGACTTCAGCCATCTTTCGACTACTGCACCCATAAGGTCAGGCTTCCATTTCCAGAGCGCCCGTATCGTTGGGCTAATCGTCACATCACCGTTCTGCTCTGTTCCTGAGATACCGCCTGCAAGTTCTCGCGCTGGCTTGTCAGTAAGCGCATCACTTTTCTCGATAGCAACCGTAACAGGGTTCATTGTTTCGCCATCAGCAATCGGTACTGGAACGCAAAAAGCCACTTTCTACTGCGTTCTAATGCTGCAACATCAGTTCCCTTGTGGGGTAACGCATGAGAAAATGGCCTCATTTGGTCTTGTGTTGCAGCACTTGACGTTGAAATTATAGCCAGTTTCATATTTTCTTGAAAAATGGCCAAAAACACCAGAACAGCAGCAGCCAAGGCACACCAAACAGGCCCAGCATAATCAGACCAGTCACGAATCTGTCGGTCATCATTGCAATGCCGCCCAACAAGATCAATGCGCCAAGCACCGCATAAAGCCTCACAATAATTGTTCTGATCACTGCAATGCGCTCATGGTTCGCTGGTGTGCTTTCTGCCACATTTCCTGCCTTTCGCGTTTAGTTAGTTTAACACCTTGGTCTATTTCCCAATGGCATTTCAGGCATAGCGCGGCCACCAGGTTGTCATCAGCTTTTATTCCCCTGCCCTTACCGCCGCCCTGAATTACTTGGATAAGTTCCGTTATCGGAATTCCGACATCGGAAGAAAGTTCTTGGATAAACGCTTTTGTGCTGCCTGCACCATTTCCCCGCTGCCGCAATGCTGGCAATCCAGCTGAGCCACCCGTTTCAGCAAGGCTTTGTCGCGCACATAGACGTGTTTAGGAAACATCAATACCCTTGTCTGCTGACCAGGCCAGCAAGAATTCTATGAACTCGCTGCTTTCGCTGGTGGTAAATTTGTGGCTTTGCAGGCCAAGCTGGACGATTCTTTCGCCATCCAGACTCGGGCAGACTTTGCCAATCTTGCGGTTTGTGTCGTGTGCCCACTGGTCAATCAAGAGCCGTTTCCAGTCGTCTGCTGTCCAGGTGCTGCCAGCCGTGGCCATTTGCTTGGCTATTTTGTCGATCATGCTGTGAAACATTGCGTTTTGTTCCACGCTGCGTTTGCTCTGCTTGATCTCAATCGTCATCCGGTGGCCTGCCATCAGCATGGATTTCAGCATCGGCCAGACAACGGTCATCATTTCTTTGTGCGCCTGGACGGGTTCCCAGCAAGTGACTTTCATTCTTTTTCCCACCTAAATTTTGATTGACCTACAACTTCCTGCCACTCTCTGCCGGGTCGGTTCTGCCATCCTTGATCAGTTCTACCTTTTAATTCTGCAATAACTTTCCACCCTGCGCCTTTTAATGACGCGCCAGATTCTGATTGCAAAGTGTAAGTAACCATTTTTTGCCAACCCAATTCTTTAGCAGCATTCCAGCATCTTGCATACAAAAAAGAACAGCAACCTTTTGGCGCATCATCAACTACGCAACATCGTATTACTTCAACAGTTTGTCCGTCATCTAATGACCTAGACACGGGCCTTGAAACAATTGCAACACCTTTGCATTGCTCACCATCAGAAACCCCAACAGCAAAAAGTCCTCCAACTGGCGGCTTGTTGTGCCTATGAAAATTTCGGACAAACTCAATTGCTTCTGTAAGTTTTACAGGAATTGCAATAAGTTTCATTCTTTTTCCTTAATCAGTACATCCACGCCAGCAGTCTCGGCATACACCTTTGTTGTGTGAATCTCCACCACTTGCGAGTCATCGCCATAAACAATGCCATTCATTGCATCCATGAAAGATTTCACAACATTGTCAAGGTCTGGCTTCTTGCAAGGCCATTCAGAGCCACTTAAACACGCCTCTGCTCGCTTTTTGGGGTATGACTTAGGCACTGGTAGCCTGACGTAAATAAAAGCCTCTAGCGCCGTTTTAAGCGGTTCACTGCTTCCCATTGCTTGCAAGGCGTAAAACCTGATCTGGTCTTCATAGCTGCTGGTTTTGGCATCGGTGTAAGTTGCGACAAAGTTTCCTCGTCGAGCAAACCGCGGTCGCCCTTTGCCGTGCGGCTGGCCTGGCACTGTGAACATAATTTGCATCATTTGATTGCCCTAATCCGTTCGAGAATCATTGATCGCAAACCCGGAAAATCCTGATCCAGTTCGGCAAATCTTTGTAAAAGGTAATCGCGGCGCCCATCCTTCTGTAATTGATCCCCACCAGCCAATGCCATCAGTGCATATTTCTGGCTCAATGTCTCCAGTAAGTTCAAGTGCGGTGGTAATTGCTGATTCTGGGTGGTTATGTCCATTCCTTACTTCATCCAGCAGCTTTATAGCGTCAAGGTAGTTCATTCAAGATTCTCCAGGCTGTTGCGGCACAGAGAGGGACTTGTCCATTACCAATGGCTTTAAGTCTGTCCACCCTAGCGGCCACCCCATCAGCCACTCTACCCACGTTGGGTTCAGCTTCCCACCATTTCCGGCTCCCATCAGTCGAGCCTCTTCGATTGTCGTGTTCTTGTTTAGCAAATCCCATGAGCCACTGCCCCAACACATCCCCTTGGTCCGAGGTGTCGGCCAATGAACCTGTGTCCCAAGGTTGGGTGACTTTCTGTTGCCTTGGCTGGCTCCGCTGTCCTTCCAATCCCTTGCGTTTGGACTTGCCCACAATCCACATTCTGTCTCGCTTGTGGTTGGCCCCAACATCGGCTGCTCCCATAACAATCCATTTGCAGTCATACCCCATTTGGGCAAGATCTCCAACGACTCTTGTTCCTCCTCGAGTAGTGAGCATTGGGCTGTTTTCCACAAAGACGTATCGGGGTTGTACTTCGCTAACCACCCGTGCCATGTGCTTCCACATCCCTGATCTTGCTCCGTCAAGTCCATCTCCTTTACCTGCCGCTGAGATGTCCTGGCACGGGAATCCTCCAGATACAACGTCAACAATTCCTCGCCACGGCTTGCCGTCAAAGGTTTGTACGTCATCCCAAATCGGGAAAGGCGGGAGAAGTCCGTCATTTTGTCGGGCGCACAGTACGCTTGCTGGGTATTGCTCCCACTCAACAGCGCAGACTGTTCGCCATCCGAGGAGGTGTCCACCAAGTATTCCTCCACCAGCGCCTGCGAAAAGAGCCAGCTCATTCACCATTGCCCCTTGTCGTACCAAGCACCGACAGTTTTGTCCGTTAGTTTGTTTTTGTCTGCTAAGTGCTGCTGGTAAGTTTTCGTGTTTCCGTATTTCGGTTGCTGCCACTGGTGATGCGAACACTTGGGCAAAGCTCCTTCCATGCGAACCGACCAAAGATTGCGGCATCCGTCCACGCTGCAAAGCAAATCGGATTTGCCTTCAGGAATGATCTCTTTTTTGAAGTTAGTTAGCGACATGATATTTTCCCTCTACGATTTTTGCGAAATTGCTCGGCTTCAGAATCCACTCAAGATCAGCAGTAAACGATCGCCCGTCTTTGCTGTTCACCTTGCCAATGAGGAATTTGGATTTGTTGATGTGGCCAAAGAAGTCATTGAACCAATCCAGCACCGCGCTTGCGCTAGTCGGCTTGTCCTTGCCAAGTTCTGCCGCTACTTCTCGCCAGCGTTGCCGTAAGTAGCCTTGCCTAGCAGCGTTCCAGACTTCAACCCGGCGCAAGGTTGGCAGCTGCTGGTGGTACAGGTCTATGACTCCCTGATGATTGCAATCTGGCAACGCAGGGCCACCGGCAGGTGGACATATATCTGTATTCTTTTGGTTATTGGTTATTGGTTTATGGTTAGCATCCAAAACAGGTGCATCCGCATTGCGTTCGGTATGCGTTCGCATAGCGTTCGCATCCTTCCATCGTGCGTTCGCACTGTTTGCCGCCTTTTCCTTCTTTGCGTGATAGTCAGAAATTTCTTTGTCGCAGCGCTTATGCCGCCATCCATCAGCTTGCAAAACAAAGAAATGATGCAGGATTAAACCGACTGTTTTCCCATCCGAACGCATAGCAAAAGCAATGCTTTCGCTGTCGTCTTTCAGCGGCTC